CGATGGCAGAGGCTGCCCGACTGTACGAGGGTGCTCCCGTCAATGTGGACCATCCAGCCACCGAGCGCAAAGACCGACCACTCGCCGAGGCGTTCGGCTGGATCCGCAACGTCCGGCAGGAGCAGGGCGCGGTGTACGGTGACCTGCATTACCTCAAGTCGCATCCGCAGGCCGAACTTGTCGCAGAGGCAGCGGAGCGCAATCCGAACCGAATTGGCCTGAGTCATCATGCCGAGGGAACCGTCCGCATGGATGGGAAGCAGGTGATTGTGGAGACCGTCGAGCGGGTTCACTCGATTGATCTAGTCCAGACCCCGGCGACTAACGCGGGGCTTTTTGAAAGCGAGAAGCAACGCATGACGATTCGAGAAGCGGCGATGGCTGCGGGCGAGGAGAAGATCCTCACTGCGGAGGGGATGGGCGAATATGCCGATCTGCCCGTCAAAGAAAACGAAGACTACTTCGCGACGATGGTGTCCCAAGTGCTGGCCGGTGACGGTGACCGAGCGGCGAAGATGAAGAAAATCGCGGCAATCCTCAAGGCGCAGGAGATGCTGCAGGCTGAAGACGCGGCCCCGGTTGCCGAGATGTCAGAGCCCGAGATGGAGGAACAGGAGATGCCCGACGTGAAGAAGGCGGTGGCCGAATCGCTGACCCCGATCATGAGCAAGCTGGACGCCCTCATGGAGGGGTTCGCGGTGGTCAAGGCCGATCACGACGCCCGGAAGTTATTGGAGTCGTCTGGCCGAGAGGTCACCCCCGAGCGACTCAAAGCCCTCTTGGCTGTCGATGCCAACAAACGGGCGGCGTTGCTCGAATCGTGGCCGGTGACGCAGCGGGCCGGGCGTCCGGCTGTCTCTCCCCCGGTGGCTGCGGCGGTGTCGTATCCCAGTGATCCCCGGCAGTTTCTGGCTGCCATTCGTTCCAACTAAGGAGGCCAGCAATGGCAGTACGTACTGACGGTTTGCCGGAGTTGCTGCGACTCCGCCACCAATTCACGATTCAAGACGACTTTCTGCGTGATGTGGACTCGGCGGACTGGGTGACCACGCTGAGCGACTCTGGCACGGCGAGCGTTGGCGATGCGGCGGGTGGGATCATCGCCCTCGTGGCGTCTGACGGCACTGTGGCGGACAACGACGAAGCCTACATCGAGTCGGCGAACGAGGTGTTCAAGTTTGCGGCTGACAAGCCTTTGCTCTTTGAAGCCCGCGTGCAGTTCACCGAGGCCAACACCGACGACGCGAACATCCTCGTGGGGCTGCTGGATGCGGTGGGCGCGAACTCACTGCAGGACAACGGCGCTGGCCCTCCCGCTTCGTACAGCGGAGCGGTGTTCGTCAAAGTGGATGGCGGGACTGTCTGGCAGACCGAGACCAGCAATAGCACGACGCAGACGACCAACGAACTCACAGCGGCGAACGTCAACAATTTGGCGAAGCGGGCTGTGACTGCTGGCGGGGCGGCGTACCAGACTCTGCGGATTGAGTACATGCCGTATTCGGCCACCAACGCCTATGTGTCGTTCTTCGTCGACGGCGTGGCCGTGACCCAGCACGATTACATTTTCACTTCGGCGACCGAAATGCAAATTGGCCTGGGCGTCAAGAACGGTGGAGCCAATCTCGAAACCCTCAACGTGGACTACGTCGTCTGCACTCAGGAGCGCTAAGCAATGGTGAATGTCATTCAACTACGGCGTCTCTTCGAGGCTGCCCAACGCGATGGCCAGACCGATCGGTTTTACTCCGATCTGAATGACGGACTGCGGAAGAAGGAGATTCGCTTCGGCGACTTCTCGATCCGCAAGCTGTTTGAAAACTTCGTCCCAGATGGTCGTGAGATCGTCGGGATGTACGCCCCGGGTGAGAACGGGTCGACCGAACTGCGGGAAACTGCCTCTGTGGTAGCGTCCAGTCAGTTCGCGAAGATCAGCGGCCAGATCCTGTACAATGCCGTGATGGAGGCCTACGAGCAGGAAGCCTTCGTGTTCACGGGGATCATCCCCGTGGTCAACACGCAGTTCAACGGCGAGCGTATCCCGGGCATCTCGGGCATCGGTGACGAAGCACTAATCGTCGACGAGGGCCAGCCCTACCCGAAGGCTGGTGTCTCCCAGACCTACATCGACACGCCCACGACCACCAAGCGGGGGCTGATCGTCGAGGTCACCAAGGAGGCGATCTTCTTCGACCGTACCGGCGTGCTGGAGGATCGGTGTCGGCGAGTCGGCGAGGCCCTCGGCCTGAACAAAGAGAAGCGGGCGATAGATTGCGTGATTGATGAGACTGTGACCGACCATCGCTACCGCTACCGGGATACCACGATCGCAACATACGGGGACAACTCCGGCACGCACACGTGGGACAATCTGGCAGCGTCCAATGCGTTGGTGGACTGGAAGAACATCGACGCGGCCGAACAGTTGTTCTCGCAGATGCTTGACCCTGAGACCGGAGAGCCGATCCTCCTGAATCCGTCGCATCTGATCTGTACTCGGCAGTTGCTCTACACTGCCCGTCGGGTCATCAATGCGACGGAGATCACGGTTGCGACTCCCGGGTACGCCACCACTGGCAATCCCACGGAGACCAAGACCGGCAACCCGATCACGAACTACACCATCGTCTCGACCAATCAACTGGCGGCCCGAATGAACACGGATACCAGTTGGTACCTCGGCGATCCTCGGCGAGCGTTCCGCTACATGCAGAACTGGCCCCTCACCGTGGTGCAGGCTCCCGCCAACAACGAGGCGGAATTCACGCAGGATGTAGTGATGCGGTTCAAGGCGTCTGAGAGGGGTGCGTTTGCGACCATCGAGCCGCGCGCGATGGTGAAGTGTACTGCCTAGTAGCGGCGTGACGGCCGACACAATACGCCCCCGTCGGCCACAAGCTGGCGGGGGTTCTTTTTTGGAGCACAGAGCATGGCGAAGCAAAAGGCGGAAGCGGCGGAGCCTGTCGAGCAGGTGACCGAGAGCGTAGAGACTGTGGCAGTGCTGGAGGAGACCCCTCCCGGCGTGCAGTTGCCACGGTATCGGATGCGGCCCCTGGGGTCTGGTGGAGACTGGCGGATCGTTGAGGCGGAGACCATCGAGGATGCCATTCGAGCGTACAACGGCAATGGCAATGGCGGCGTTGTGTTGACCCGCAAGAAGCTGGAAATTGAGGCCGTCTGATGCCGACCGACGCCGAGCAAATCGCGACGATTCGCAGCAACCTACTCGCGGCGTTGACGACCGAATCAGCCAACCCGAAGCCCTCGTACAACATCGACGGGCAACAGGTCGACTGGAACGGCTACCGTACCGCGATCCTCGGCCAGATCATGAGCCTGAACACGTTGCAGGCGGCTGCGGTCGGGGCGTTTGAGGAGTTGGGCGAGGCCACCACATGACGCTGAACATCGGCGGCGACTACACCCTCTGGGACAACGGCGAGACTGTCACATTGCGGCAGATCCGCCCGGATGGTGCCACGTCGGTAACCGTCGATAACGCGGTGGGTGGGGTGGTCAATCGGCAGCGACTCAACGCGGCAGGAATCGATATCGTGGGCGACGAGAAGGGATTCAGTCTCAATGCCACACAGGCGGGCGCGAAGGGCGTGCAGGTCGACGATATCATCATTGACGCCTCTAATGTGCGGTGGCGGGTGCTGAGCGCGAGCCATGCCACCCTAGACACGCGCTACACGGTCATCTGTCGGAGGCAGGTCTAATGACCGCCGAGTTGACCACGATTCTGGAGACAGTCCAGACGCAGGTTCAGGCGTTGAATCTACCCGGCATTTCTCGGGCGAATGTGGTGATCTGCCAGAGTGCGGCGGTGGAGATTGCCCGCCTGCCGTCGGAGCGAATGCCCGCAGTGATTATCAGCCCGTTCGGGGCGGAGACGATCACAGCATCGAGTAATGTGCGAGACGACGTTGTCTATCCCGTCCTCGTGGCCCTCGTGGCATCTCTGCGGATCGACGCAGAGGAGCCGATGGACAAGCAACGGCTGGGGTTGGATCAGCGGCTGACATGGCGGGAGACGATCCGCAAGGCGTTCTCTAATCAGCGGCTGGACTCGACGCGCGGTTACAACATGTCGCTCCAGCCCTTGGCAATCGTCGATCAAACGGCGTTTGCCCGGGATCTGTTCGTGTCGGGATTCGTGCTGAGGATCACGAATCGGGAGGGCCGGACGTGACCACACTGGACAGCCTGGGCGAGATGGTGGAGTTGGTGATTCGAGCGGCCGAGTATGCGGAAAACGGGATCTACACACAGGCCCTTGACGAGTCGATCGGATTCGTGCAGGAGTTTGAACGCGAGATGTATCGCGAGCAGCGGGGGCCCGATGGCGTGGCGTGGGCTCCTCTGGCACCGTCTACAATCGCTGCGAAGGGGCACTCGACGATTCTGGTTGATACCGGGCGGATGTTCGAGAGTCTCACAACCCCGCAGGGAACACAGGATACGGTGTGGATGACCGGGGATAACTGGTTTACCTTCGGGACGTCCGTGGAATACGCCCATTTCCACCAGACCGGCACGAAGAACAAGGACGGCAGTCTGCGAATGGTGGCCCGCCCGCATGTCGGCGTGAATGGGCAAGTGGTGTCACAGATTGGAAACCGGCTGGCGGCAGCCGTAGCGACTCAATTCAACGAGGGCTTGAGCTATGGCTGATGCAAGCATGGGGCACCAGTCCCGCCTATCGATGGCGGCGACTGGAACAGCGGTCGGATCTTATACCGAGTCCTTCGAGTTCATCTCTGAGAGTCTGCGGAAGCAGCAGGAGATCGTCGAAACGAACGGCATTCGTGGGACGCGATCAATCCCGATCGAGCGAACACGGGATAGCATCTATCGGGTCAGCGGGGGCATCCAGTTTCACGCTACACCCTCGATGCTGGACCTGATTCTCCCCCGGATCATGGGGGCCAACGAATCGACCGACGTCTTCGCGTTTGCCGAGACTCTCCCGGCGTTCGACGTGCTTATCGATCGGGTTGCCAAGCGGTTTGTTTACGGTGGCTGCAAGGTGGGCCGAGCGACCTTCCGCGCTTCGGCTGGCGGCCCGCTGGAACTCGATTGTGAGTTGACCGGCAAGACGGAAGTCGTATCCGCGACTGCCTTCCCGAGCATCTCCGCCCCGACCGATCCTCCCTACGTTTGGTCTGATGCGGTGTGCACGATCGAGGGGACAGCCCGCACGGTCACGCAGTGGGAACTGACGATCGACAATCGGATCAACAGCCGGTTTGCAAACTCCCAGACCGCGACCGACATTCACACAGAGGGCCGAGACGTCACCCTCTCGCTGACGGTGCCGTATACCTCGGATGAGGTGGACTTGTACGGGATCAACTCCAGCGGGGCGTCGGCGGCTACGTTCGTGCTGACGAACGGTAACCGATCAATTACATTTAGTGTGGCGGCCCTCATGGTCCCCGATGCTTCCCCGGTTGTTGGTGGTCCGGGGGAGATCCTCCTCACGTTGTCGGGATCGGCCCGCAGCA